ATTCGACTTAGTTCTCTTAATTTTCTTGCCAATTCCGCAGCTGTCATCCGTCACACCATCCTTTATTTATAGTCCGCATATCGATAATACCCCGATTATCGCTAATTGTCAATATGCGGCCAATTATTTATTCTGTAACTATCAAGCAATTAGGATGGTATATGCTATGATTCGTTACGATCCGCTTTGGGAGACTATGAAAAAGCGCGGCATCTCCCAGTATAAGCTTTTGAAGGATTATCATTTCAGCGCCGGACAACTGAGCCGCCTGCGCAAAAACGAGAATGTCAGTACCTATACCCTCAACACGCTCTGCCGGATTCTTGATTGCAACATTGAAGAAGTCGCCGTGTATCTCCCCGACAATGAGGAGCCTGCCGACTGAATCTTACAAAAACTCCTGCGAAAGTGCGTCTCTTTTCCGGCTTCTGCAAAAAATTTCAAAAAAGCGC